ATGACGCAGCAACAACTACAGCTTCAAGCCGCTATGATGGGTGCTGGTTATGCGCCTGAAAACCAGATGTTAAACATGCTTGCTGGTGGTACTCAGGTTGGTCAACTTGCAGACTTAGGACGTAGAGAAGCTGCACAACAATACGCTGAAGCTAATATGTCTGGGCTTGAAGGTCTGTTACAAAGTAGACAGGGTTCTGCTGAGTTGTCACAGCAGTACTATAATGCTTTGGCTGCTTTAGCTGGATCACAAAACCAACAGGGACAAGGAATGGTGTCTCAAGTTGGCGGTTTCCTTAGTAATCTGTTAGGGGGTGGCGGTGGTGGTGGTGGTGGAAACACAAGCAACCTTCCTGTCTTTAGCAGCGGCGGTAATACTATATCCGATATGTTTAGTGGTGGTTTGTCTGATTACTTAGGTGGTGCTACACAAGGTGGTGGTGGTTATAGCTTTGGAGGTTCTATGTCAGACTTGTTTGATTCACCTTATGGCGGCGGCACTACTACAGCAGATGGTGGTACGTTCTTTGGTAGCGGTAGTGGAACAGGCTATGACTTCGGGTCTACTTTTGATCCTTATGACACTAGCTCCTACACTGGTGGTGGTGGCCTTTTAGATTACGATTCGAGCAATGCTTTTACATTCCCATCGGGTGGTGGTTAAATAACACTTGACACAAATCAAGAATAGCAGTATAATACACTATAGTATCTAAGGCAATTATTTAATTATTTATTTGTCTTTAATAAAGAGGAAATAAAGAAATGGCTAAGTTTTCAGATGCGTTCCTACAGGGTCTAAGAGGAGGAGAACGAAGAGGTTCTCCTACTGACCCTATGTTACAAAGAGCTGACCAATATGGTTCGTCTAACCCACTAGCTAAGTCTATTGGTGGGATGTTTGGTATGGATATGAGGACAGCGCCTGAGTTAATAAATGCTGACATGTCTACCTTTAAAACTCAAAACCCACAGGCTTCTTCAGCCGAAGCTCTAAAACAGTCAATACTTACTCAAGCTAAATACGAAAAAGATCCTCAAAAACAAATGTTAATGCTGTCTAAACTAGCTGAGTTAGATAAAACTAAAGAGCAAGAAAATGCTCTTTCTAGTTATTTTTCAAAAAACTCTCCCGGTTTTAAAGACTTAGCAGACAGCGGTATTATAACAAGTTCTAACGTACATAGGTTTATTGGCTCTACGGCAGACCCCGCAAAATATAGCTTTAACACTTCAGGTAAAGTTATTGATACGAAAGGTAATATTTATGATCGTGTAGTAAAAAGAAAAACGTCAGGTTCGGGGGCTGGTGATGTTGAAGTAATTTTGGTGGGCGCTCCAGATAGTCCTGAAAAGCCTATAGGGAAAACTATGCCGGTTGGTGGTCAGTTTGATGAGACAGCAGAAGAAGCTGCAAAAACGGCAGGAGAAAAAGAGTTAGAAAGAAAATGGGCGCAGACAAAATCGTCTGCTGCTGAAGTTCTTCCTGAAGCCCTTTCTGGTAGGAATCAAGCACAAACTGCTCTTGCTTTAGCCCGTAGTATAGAAACAGGCGGTTTTACAGAAACTTTAAAGCAATCAGCGACTAACTTTTTAGGAATAACACCTACAGATAGGGGGCAGTTTGAAGCCTTAACTCAGAATATGATGATTACTATGCTTAGTGATGCTATTAAAGGTAATCCCACTGGCAGGGAAATGGATGAGATTAAGAAATTAATGCCTGCCATTTCTAAATCAAAAGGTTTAAATGTTGCGCTTTTAGAGCAAGCCGCTAATGAGTTAGATAAATTAGTAAGTCGTTCGGAATATTTAATGACAGAAGATGTTACAAGAGAGGGGTATAGTCGTTTTGTTTTAAGTCAGTACCCAACTAAAAAAGAGCTTGATAGAGAAGCACAACAAGCCGCTGACGATGCTGCTTTTTATCTTAAACAAGCACAAGATGCTTTTGTTGCTACTGGGGATAAATAATGAGCGATAAAGCTATAATGTTAGATGCGTTAAGAAGAGCCGATGCTGATAATAACACAGCGGCTGTTTCTGCCATAGTTGCTAAACTTAAAGAGTTTGACGCTAATGTTGAGGCACAGCGTAAAGCTGCCGAAGAAGCTGCCGCACCACAGCCGTCTACTTTAGACTCTATTGGTGGTTTTCTTAAAGAGAACATGGATTTACCCGCAGGTCTTGTTGGTGGAGTTGGCACTGGCGTTGCGGCTGGTATGGTTGCGGGGCCAATAGGCGGCATAGTGGGAGGTATAGCGGGCGGCGCTGTAGGTTCTGGTGCCGGTTCATTACTTTCTGATTATTTAATGGATGATGAGTTAGACTATAAAGATGCAACGGAAAAGGCATTATTCTCAGCAGGGATGGACGTAGCTACGTTAGGTACATTTAAAGCTGCTAAGGTTGGCCTAAAGGCTGTGGGCTTTGGTAAGGATGAACTAGCTGACCTTGCTACTAAAGCATACAGCCCCGTTAAAAAGGCTTTTACCGCAGGCACTCAAGCCTCACTTAAAGCCACACAGGAGCTTCTAGAATCTGGTGGTGGTAGTCTCTCTGCTTTTCAAACAGGCGCAGCTAGTGGTTTTAGGAGAGTGGCAGAGTCTGTAGGCGATCTCGGTATCCTGTCTAGAAGTATCGGGGAATCACGTAGGGCAGCTAATAGTAATGTTATTAGAACTAATGTTCAGGAGCTGATAGACGGTAAGTTGGGAGATTTAGGGTCTACTACCGTTTCCTCCGCTAACATAGGGTCTGAGATCTACGGGTTGATTGATGGGGCTAGAAAAGCAGCCATCAAAGGCTACGGAGCTGAGCTTTCCGCTATCAAAGAAAGTGTAGGTTCTTATCCTGTAAGCACAAGACCTTACACACAAGCCTTTAGAAAACTACTAAGGGAAAACACTATAGCGTCTAAAACTGAGGTTATTGACGGCCTTAAAGTAACGACACCGTTGGCTTATTCTTTAGATGACTCAGCCGTTTCTCTTACTAGAGAGTACGGTAAGATATTTTCAGAATCTAAAAGCCTTAACCCTAAAGCTCTCTTTGACTTTGAAAAGAAAATAACTGCCGAGATTGACAATGCTGGAGTGTTTGGTAGTGGTTTAAGCACCAAAGCACAGAAAGACCTTATCGAAGTTAGAAACGTATTTCGAGAAACTACCGAACAGGTATTAAATGAAGTCAACCCTGAAGCCTTAGCTAAATATCAGTCACTTAACAAAGTGTACGGAGAAGCAATGGAAGGGATGCTTCCCGATATAAATAAAACTGCTATAGCCAGTGGAAAGAAGGGATACTTTGAGGCTTTAGGGTCTATAGTTGTAGGGCAAGGCAGCACTACCAAAGTAAAAGCCATGATGGATAGTATTGATAAGTCATTTGCTGTGCTGGCTAAAGAAGGTGCAGCAAACTCTGGATCTGTCAAGTCAGCCGCCGAAGCTAAAGATTTAATACGGCAAGGATACCTTAAAAATATCTTTGGGGAATTGGAAGGAGAATTTGATCCTAAGGCATACGCCAAACACGCTCTTATTTTAGAGAAACCTTCGCAAGCTGCTAGAGTTAAGGCTATTATGGGAGACTCATTTCCTGAATATAAACAGCTTATGAATGCTATGTTTGAGGCCACCAGAACACCTAAAGGTTTTTTTGGTAGTCTTGTTTTACGATCTAGAGAAGCGTCAAGTGTAGCAGGAATGGCTTCAATAGGATCGCAAAGTGCAGGAGCTACTGCCGCTGGGGTTATGGGAGGCCCACTAGCTGTGGTAACTGTTCTGGGTCTACCTGCTTTCATGGCTAAGGTGGCTACGAATAAGACAGCAGTTAGAAAACTACTTCTGATGGATAGTCAATCTAAAAAATTATCTGGCGAAGCACTATCAGCGTTCATAGCTTCGGGTTTAGGTAAGATTATTGAAGGACTTCCTGAAGAAACTAAGGCTTCTCTACGGCACGAGGCTAGAACTCGGTTTCAAAATGAGCCACCACAACAGCAACAGCAACCACAACAATGACAGCACTAGAGTTTATAAACACTGCGTGGCCCGTAGCTGTAGGTTTTGTAACTCTAGTTATTGTACTCGCTAAAATGCACAACGATATAGAGACACTGAAAGAAAAGGTTCGTGTTATCTTTGAACTATGGAATAACAGGGGTAATGACAAATGAAGAAAGACCCACGTTTAGATAGAGCTGGTGTCAGTGGTTTTAACAAACCTAAGAGAACTCCAGACCATCCTAAGAAGAGTCATGTAGTTGTAGCTAAGGAAGGCGATAAGGTCAAGACCATACGCTTTGGAGAACAGGGAGCATCAACAGCAGGTAAACCTAAAGCTGGTGAGTCTGAAGCGATGAAGAAGAAGAGAGAATCATTCAAGGCTCGTCATGGGGCTAACATAGCTAAGGGTAAGATGTCAGCAGCTTACTGGGCTAACAAAGAAAAGTGGTAGAAAAATTAGGGGGCATTTAAGCCCCCTTAGTTTTTATGGTATTTCGCACATTCCTCCAACACATGCAAGCTCTTGTGACCCTGTAGTCATATCCTCAAACTCAAAGGTAGCTAGTGCTTCCCAGTCAAAGTCAGGCAGTACTTTAAGCACAGCCTTGTACTCTGCCTCAGTGCATTCAGTATACGGTGCCTGTTGATAGGTATGATCACTGTAAGGTAACAGACTAATACCACTCATCATATCGAAGTTCTTCCACATCCAGCTACAGATATCAAAGAACTCCTCGTCCTTGTAGTAGACCGTGATGCTGGGCTTATGCTCACACCAATTCTCTTGATATGTCTTCCACAACTCAAGCTGTTGCATTGCTCCCATGTCTGACGTACACAGAGCGCCTGTGGGGGATTTTACAGGGAAGCTGAATACCAACGTAGTGCCTGCATCCACATCAGCCTGTGTGGGCTTTAAATAGCCTTCAGAAGGAGCCTTATTAACCTTAGTTACGTCTATCTCACAGGGAAATCCTGCTTGAAACATATACTGAGCCATAGGGTCTTTAGAGTCTGCACGTACTGTCCGAATATAATAAGGACTGAAACGAGGATGGATACCACTAGCACTGTTAACAAGCTGAGACACAGTACCAGAAGGTTTGACACAAGTAATAGCAGCAGCCTGATTAATACCTAATCTCTTAGCCCACTTCTTATTAGTCTCAACAGCAACATCCTTCAACTCTTTAAGAATAAAATCTAATTCATTACTGGAGCTGGTGAGTTTGCTGTCCATAATACCAGTAAGACTGACACCCAACAGGGCTTCTTCCTCAGTGTTCTTCTTCCAGACAGACCGTAGGTATCGGAAGTCAGTCAAGGTAGCCTGTAGTGTCCCCAGAATTGCTGCAATACGTACTTTTTCCTTTAGTGTATCCAGAGTGTCGTCTGCACGTACAACTACTTCAGACAGATTACAGAACTGATTAGGTCGTAAGATAATCTCACTACATGGATTAGTACCAAAGTCATGATCAGATTCACGGCGGCCATTACGAGCTGCAATCTTCTGTGCTGCTACTCGACTAAAGACTCCACGCTCACCAGACTTAGAATCATACAGAGACTTCATCTCATCCATAAAGAAATCAAACTCAGGCTTCTCTGTGTAACAAGCACTGTTGTTAGCTAAAGCTCGTTGTGAGTTGTCTTCCCACCACTGACCACTCTTAGCTGTCCTTAGCCGCGCATCTGATGGATTAGACAAGCTAATCAAGGCTGATCTACGTACACCACCAACAACAATTACTTCAGCAATCTTACAACACAAGTCATGACACTCAAGGCTGCTTAGTTTTCGCCCTGCTGATTTCTTAAACATCTTGACTGTGAAGTGAAACAGATTGATAAGAGGTGCTGGCCCACTAGCACGACCACCAAAAGTCTTTAAGCGTTCGCCTGCTTCACGGACTTTACTAGTATCCCATTTTGGTACTTCACCTGCGTAGAGCATAGCAATAAGCTGACGCATAGCCTTAGCCCAGCCAATCTTACTGTCTGCTACAGCTATTGTGGTGTCTGTAGTGTGGTGTTCTTCAGCCACTACGGGTAGCTTACCTACGTACTGACGCTCTACGGAGAACCCTACGCCTGTACCACACATGAGGATGTACATAAGCTCATCGAATGCTTTAGGGTGATCAATAGGCAGGTAGGAGCAGTTGAAACCTGCTACGTTGTCCCTGTCTAAGGCTGGCCCTGCTGTCATAACACAACGCATAGAGGGCATTACTTCTAGATTGACAATAGCGTCTGTGATCTTCTGCTTCTCATCACTACCAATCTTGTTGCCCCAATAGGCTACATAACGCTGGGCTGTTTCTTCCCATGTCTCACGCCTACTCTTATCATCTTGCCAACGAGCATACCGGCTGGCAGCTATAAACTTACTGTAGTTATCCATTAAACTCTTCCGTGGTTAGGGTGATAGTTATAATTAATTTCTGCTATTCTTCGTGCCTCAACAGCATCTTCTAGATTGTCAAAGCTACCTAAATATACTCTTTTACGAGTACCTCCAATTTGAGCAATCCATTTGTTGGTTTTTTTGTTATAGGCAATGCCCGTATATCCTGATTTATTCCTTATATCGAATGCTCTGTTACGATTGTTTTCTGCATGAGTGACAGCCCTTAAATTACTAATACGGTTGTCGTGTCTGATACCGTTAATATGGTCGATCTGATCAGGTGGAAAACTACCGTACACAATTAGCCACGCCAGCCTGTGCGCTCTATATGAGCGCCCTAATATTTTTATTTTGACGTATCCGGTTTGTTTATGTAAGTTTCCTGCTTTCGAGCCTTTTGGGACATGCGAGGAAGCCCTAATCTCCCATTTGAATATTCCAGTACGACTATCGTAACTTAACCTTTCCATAACTATTTTTCTTAACTCTTGATCTTCTTCTGTACCACTAAACAAATCTAGTTCATTTTGCTTCATTATCTATTGCCTCCATCACCTCGTATAGTCCCACGCTCTGCACGACCTGTTAGTTTATCTATGTTGTACTGTGCTGCTTCTGATAGTGTTATGTTACTTCTCTTCAATAGAACTGCAAGATTCCACAAGACATCACCTGCTTCAGATATGATGTCGTCTCTATTGATCTGTTTCTCATCCCCTCGAAGAAGAGGCTTAGCGAACAAGTCAGCTAACTCAGCAGCCTCTATCATTAGGCTTGCGTGTGGGTAGAAGATGTGTTCGTAGTCTGCAAATGATTCAGCTACCGCTTGATACTCATTGAAATTCATCGTAACCATTCCTCAAATAATCCTTTAATAAATCAAGGTGCATGTAGACTTCGTGTATCGTCATGTTGGTAGAGAAGACAGATAACCCATCCTCTCTCATAGCGAACCCTACAGCTCCGTGAAAATCGTTTATACCATCTTCGTCGGCTAGTCTTTGAAAAACTTCTTTAATTGATAGTTTTTCCGTCAGATCGTCTGGTACTGTTCCCTTACCAAAGTTACCTTCAATAACTTTCATTCTAAACCCTCCAGCAGCAGTTCAATGTAGTGTTTAGCTTTCTGTAGATCAGCGGCTAATCCTTTATTCTTATACCTACAAACGTACTTTATCACATTACCTTCACAAAAGCCCAGCTTATTTTGAATGCAGAAGTCTACAGGTTGGATAGCCATATCCTTGTAGTGTGATCCTCCTATCTGTCTATTAATAGCCTTTGCTGCAATGTGGTCACCAAAGGTAAGTTCTTTCTGATGAACATGATAGCTGGCCCGCCACGCTGCTGAATCCCATTCGCTTTCTAATGCGTCATTTAGTTTACTCATTGTCGTCTAACTCCTCAAATATTTCAATGTTGTCTAGTATCTTATCTTCTAGTGCATCGACAAGCTCTTCGATGGTAACTTGTAGTATATCACACAGAAGATCTGGATCATACTCCTGTATTATTCTTTGTTTAAGTTCAATAAATGTCAGTGACATAATCAATCAACTCATTTGTGTTATCTAAAGTGTAGTGCCTAAACCCTTCTTTTACACACCACTGTCCCATTGTTATCTTGCCGCCCTTTCTCACTTTAGTGTGAGGGTTAGACAGTACAAAGATTAATTCTGCGTATTGTGATGCTTCAGTATCTGCTGCATTCATCATATCTCGAATTGCTTTGTACTTCTGTGTATCACCTACCCTGAAGAAGCCCTTACATTCAATCAGTACAATATCCTTATAGACAAAGTCTGGTTTGTAGTTCCTGAATGTAGTGTAAGGTACATCGTATGGTTCGTAGTCCATCATCTTAGCTGGTAGAGAGTCTGCAAACTTCTTCTCTAATCCAGAACGATACTTACCGATACTCTTTCTCTTCTTCTTTACTGGGCGTTTAGAACTCATCTGGTATTGTCTCTTCTACACGTGGTAGTTTAACTACATCGACTAAATACTTAGGCCCGTAGGCGTAGGCAAATGTCCGTAGGTTAGGGTAGCAATGTTCTTTGTATTGACAGTAAGAGCAACCCATAGCTAACTTTGTATTGCCTGACTTCCCGTCTGGGACTGTGGCGTAACAATGTTCTTTAGGTTCTGGACCCATAACCATCTTCTTAACGTGTTCTACTCTCTCTACTATATCGTAATCTAAATACTTAAACATTGGATGATCTTTGTCTTCTTCGTCGTACATCAAGTAAGCCAAATGACCATTCTGTTTATCCATCGCAAGCCAGCCGTACTTAGTTTGTTTCTCTGAGTGAGCGTATGCTTTGATCTGTCCAATATATCCGAATGGATCGTCTTGTGCAAGAGTACCATCCTTAAACTTCTTATAGCCGTATGAACTGGTAGACTTAACGTCTGTTACTACGCCATCAATCTTACAGTCCATACTGCCCCTGATATCCGCTACATGGCAGGTCTTCTGTTCGCAGGTTACTTCATGTCCTGCTGCTTTTGTAAGAAACAGGAGTAGCTCTTCGATGACGTGTCCGTATAAGAATTTAATGTAGGTGTGGGGTTCAAGCTCTTCACCTGCTGTATCGTTGTATGAGTTCCAGAGGTACTTGTCTGTACGTCCAATGGCTGATAGACGTAGCTTTCTGCTGTCTCTGCCTTTAGATACGCCAAACTCTGTACGCATAAGCCCTTTAATGTTCTCGCCAAAGTTCTCAATCGCGTCATCAAGGTCAATATGCTCTCCTACTTCTTTAGTTGATACTAATTTATAGATGTCTTCTACTAGTGTGTCGATGCCCATGACTTTCCTGCCTTATATTCACCATCCAGTGGACAGTTTAAGTTGAAGTAAGTTCCAGCCGCTTGTATACAAGATACAGCTAACCTACCAAATACGTCTTCTTTACCGGCTTCTACTTCTGTCTGTATCTCATCGTGGATGTTACCTACAAACCTATACCTTATACCCCATAGTTTAGCATAATGATCTAGCAATGTCAATGCCTTCTTCATCACTATGGCACCCGCTGACTGTAGCAAGGTATTCAGGGCTGCGTGGCTAGATCGGATCATCAATCTTCTACCATCCAGACCTTCTATGTTACCCTTAATAGCCTGTTTCTCTACGTCAGCCCTCAACACAGCCAATGCTGGAGTATTCTCAAGGAACTTAGCCTTGAGTTTGGCACCTTCAGCCCTACCACCACCTACAATAGAACCTATCTTCTCATCACCAGCACCATACAAGTAAGCATAGATGAATGTCTTAGCCTGTGATCTATCGGTAAGACCAGCAGCAAGCATATTGGCTGTATGTATGTCACCATCAAGGATCTCAGAAGTGTACTTCTCATCGTTCATATAGTGAGCTAACATCCTAAGCTCTAATCCGCTTGCGTCCATACCGACCAGTGAGTATCCTTCAGCGGCTATCCAGCAGCTACGGCTCTCAACACCATAGGGTGAGTGACTACTGGGAACCTGAGCTACATTAGGCTTACTGTGTGTCATCCTACCAGTTACTGCACCGTTGCTGTTGACGTAACCGTGAACCCTGCCTGTGTCTGGATCTACTGCTTCGATCCAGCTACTGACCAACGCTATTCTCTTCTGTACAGTCAAGTACTCAGAGATTAACTGAGCCTGTGGAATATCAGTAACACCAACCAACACTGTCTCATCTACTTTAGGCTGGCCTTTGTCGGTGAATACTTCAGGTTTCCATCCAAAGTGTTGTAACCACCTACCTATCTGCTGTCTTGAACCTAAGTTAAAGATTGGATAGTCCACCCGACTAAACCGGCCACCAACATCAACCCAACTATCTCCGAGAAACTTAAGACCAA